CGCCGAAGGGCAGGCGGATCGTCTGGGACGAGTGGGTCGCGAACCCGACCCCGCAGCATGTTCTCTACAAGGCGACTACCCGCGACAATCCCTACATCGACGCCGACGATTACATCGCCGGGCTGGGCTACTCCGGACGTTTCGCCGCCCAGGAGATCGAGGCCGAGTTCGTCTCGTTCGACGGGCTGGTCTACCCCGGGTTCGACCGGACGCGCAACGTCGTCGCCGCAGACGTCACCGGCTGGCGCACCGTCGTCACCGTGGACGTCGGCACCCGGAACCCGACCGCGATCCTGACCGTCCACCAGGCGGGCGACGACCGCGTCCACGTGTCCCGCGAGGTCTACCGGCGCAACCTCTCCTCGGCGGAGATCGTCGCCGCGATCCGCGAGGCGATCGACGGCACCGACGCCGAGACCGTCGTCATCGACCCGTCGGCGGCGGGCTACATCCTCGAGCTGCAGCGGCTCGGCTATCACGTCACGAAGGGCGACCACGCGATCACCGAGGGCATCGGTCGGCTGACGACCGCGATCGCCGACGGCCTGACCGTGGACCCGTCCTGTACGAACCTCGTCGCGGAGTTCGAATCGTATCGGTATCCTGACGGCACCCGCACCGAGTCGGACAAGCCGATCAAGGACCACGACCACGCGCTCGACGCGTTGCGCTACGCGGTGATGCACCTCAGCGCACCGAGCCTAGCGGGGAGGCTGTTCCTGTGAGTCGAATCCGTCAGTACGCCGAGACCGTCGCCCGAGCGTTCGTCACCGGTCCCGGAGCCGTCCCCGACCCGACCCTGACCCAGTACCTCTCCGGCTTCGACACCGGCGAGCACCGCGTCGATTACGGCGAGTACATCCAGACGTCGAACGCGGTCTACACCGCCGCCCGGCTGCGCGCATCGCTGCTGTCGTCGCTGCCGATCGTCGCCTACCGTGTCGGTCCCGACGGTCGCCGCGACAAGGTCACCGCCGGGCCGCTCGTCGAGCTGCTGCAGAAGGTCAATCCGTTCTGGACGTTCCAGCGCATGATCGAGATGACCGAGCTCTCCCTCTGCCTGTGGGGGTCCGCGTACGTCTTCCTCGACCGGGGAACGAACCGGCGAGGCCGCCCGATGGAGATGTGGTGGGCTCGCCCGGACCGCGTCACCGTCGTCCCCGACAAGGAGAACTACGTCTCGCACTTCCTGTACCAGGTCGGCACCGCCCAGCCGCCGATCCGGTTCGAGCGCGACGAGGTGATCTGGTTGCGCTACCCGAACCCGCTCGACGAGTTCGACGGGCTGTCGCCGCTCGCCTCGGCCGCGATCGCCGCCGACACCAGCCGTGCGGCGATGATCAGCAACGCCGCGATGTTCCGGAACGGCTTGCAGATGGCGGGCGTCGTCCTCCCGGCGAACGGGCAGAACCTCACCGAGGAACAGGCGCGCGGGCTCGAGCAGGCGATGTCGCGCCGGTTCAAGGGGGCGGACAAGGCGCACCGGTGGGGCGTCCTGCGGTTCGAAGCGAAGTTTCAAGCCCTGTCGGTGACCCCGAAGGACGCCGAGTTCCTGGGCTCGCTCAAGTGGAGCCTCGAGGAGATCTGCCGCGCGTACGGCGTGCCGCTCGATCTCGTCGGCGGCGAACGCACCTACGCGAACCAAAAGGACGCGAGGCTCGCGATCTGGACCGACACGATCCTCCCCGAGGCGCGGTTCATCTCGACGGAGCTGACCGAGCAGCTGCTGCCGCTGTTCCCGAACGCCGCCGACGTGATCGAGTTCGACGCCTCGCAAGTCGCACCGCTGCAAGAAGCCGAACAGGCGAAGTGGACGATCGAGCGCGAAAAGATCGTGACCGGGGCGATGACCGTCAACGAGTGGCGCGACGCGAAGGGCCTCGACCCGCTGCCGTGGGGAGAGGCGTGGTGGGCGTCGGCGACCCTCGTGCCGATCACCGACGCCGCCGTCATGCTGCCGCCGGTCGCCGAGCCGTCCGCGCCGCAGCCGATCATCGTCGAGGAGATCGACGACACCCCGATCGACGATCTCGACGACGACGGGAGATCCGTCCGCGCCGTCGCCGATGTCGATCTCCGCCCGACCGAGGGCATGGCCGCCGTCGCCCGCCGAGCCCTCGCGTGGAAGGCGGACGGACGCCCCGGCGGCACCGCCGTCGGTCTCGCCCGCGCGAACCAGCTGGCGGCCCGCGAGAACCTGTCGCCGGAGACCGTCGCCCGGATGGTGTCGTTCTTCGCCCGGCACGAGGTGGACAAACAGGCCGAGGGCTTCGACGACGGCGAGGACGGGTTCCCGTCGCCCGGTCGCGTCGCCTGGGACCTGTGGGGTGGCGATCCCGGTCGCGCCTGGGCCGAGCGCAAGCGCGACGAGATCGAGCGGGAGCAGGAGGCTGGGCGCACGCTGCCGGTCCGCGCCCGCGAGTACGGCGACGCCGAGCACCTCGCCCGGTTCGCCGCCTACGTCCGCAGCGTCGAGGACGACGAGAAGAAATTCGGCGACGCGGTCGCCGACCTGATGCGCCGACAGCGGCAGGCGGTGCTCGCCCGCGTCAAGTCGGAGCGCAGCGCGCGCACGGTCGAGGACGCCGCCGAGAACCCGTTCGACCTACCCCGGTGGATCCGCGAGTTCCGCGTCGTCATCCGCCCGATCTACCGCGCGATCGTCGCCGACGCCGGGCAGCGGGGCATCGACGCCGTCGGCGGCGGCATCGCCTTCGACGTGCTCGACCCGCGCGTCGTCCGATTCATGGAACGTCAGGTCCAGCGGTTCGCCGAGCAGGTGAACCAGACGACGTGGGACGCGCTGCGGGTCAGCCTCGCCGAGGCGATCACCGAGGGCGAGGACGTGCTCAAGGCCGCCGCCCGCGTGGACGCCATCATGGGCGAGCGTATCCGTTCGTCCGCCGAGGCGATCGCCCGCACCGAGGTCGGCACCGCCGTCAACGGCGGGCAGGTCGAGGGATGGCGACAGGACGGCACCGTCGGCGGGAAGCGGTGGCTCTCGGCGATCGACGACCGGACGCGCGAGGCGCACGTCGCCGCGCACGACCAGGCGGTCGGGATCGACGAGCCGTTCGTCGTGGACGGCGAGGAGGGAATGTACCCCGGCGACTTCCCGAGCGCGGCGAACGTCGTCAACTGCTTCCCGGGGGACACGACGGTCTACGCCGAAGACGTTCACGCCGCAACGATGCGAATGTACGACGGGCCGATGGTTGTCCTAAAACTCGACGATGGGCGAACGCTCTCCGCTACCCCGAATCATCCAGTGCTTACCGGCCAAGGATTCGTCCCGGTTGGTCGTATCGAGAATGGAGACAACCTCGTCGGCTACAGACTTCATGAGCATACAATCGGGACGGAACCATATCCACACTACGGTCCATCCTCTTTCGAGGAGGTATTCGGCCTTGCGCTTGTTGCGGGAGATCCGCAGCGGATTGACGGTAGCCCGATGCAGTTCCACGGCGACGGTACCGACAACGAGGTCAATATTGTATCGGCCTTCGGCGTGCTGTTGAACGACGTCTACGCCACGGTCGCACAGCCACGCGGCGAGCACATCCTCGCCGATTCCTATGTACACACCGGTAGCCTGCTTAGAGATGGCGCGAGCGTGCAACTCGCGGTTGGTGCGAACCATGCCGCGAACGGCGTCGTGCGCGGCAGCGGAGAGTCGCGATCGCTCCTCGGGAGTAGTTCGGGACATTCGAGTGAACATCGCCTCGCTACGGCCTCGAGGATCGACGCCACGCTCAAGCAGTCGCCGACGGACAACCTGGCGACTAACGCCGAAGCCTTCGGCGATAGACTGTTCCGACACGCCGGAAAGGTAACGCTCAACAAGGTGATCGACGTCGAGATCGTGTCGTTTCATGGCCCGGTGTACAACCTCCACACTGCCCGCAACTTCTATGCGGCCAATGGCATTATCTCACACAACTGCCGGTGCACGATGGTCCCGATCGTGGACACCGACTGGGCGGCGATGCAGGGTGGGTGAGCGCGAGCGGGTCCTGTGGATGGCCATTAGACAAGCCGTGCTAATCTTGTTAGGGGCGATCGAGACGTATCTCGGTCTCGAGCGCACGGTCGTCCCCCGCCGCAAGCGGGACGACGGGAGGAACGAGTAGTGCCGTACATCCGTGGACATATCTCCCGTGCGGAGACCCCGACCGACGAGGGGACGCCGATCCGTTTCGTCGCCTCGACGCAGGGCGTCGCCCGCGACGGACTCGAGATCAGCGTCAACGCCTGGGACCTCGACAACTACCGCTCGAACCCGGTCGTCCTGTGGGCGCACGACTACAGCGGCACCCGCCCGCCGATCGGGCGAGCCGATGTGTTCGTCGATGGTGATCAGCTCATGGCGGACGTGACGTTCGACCAGTCCGACGACTTCGCCCGCTCGATCGAGGCGAAGTACCGCGGGGGGTTCTTGCACTCGGTGAGCGTCGGCTGGGATACCCAGGCGATGGAGCCGTCCGACACGACCAACAGCCGAGGGCGCGTTACCCGCGCCGACCTGCTCGACATCTCCGCCGTCCCCGTCCCCGGAGACCCGAACGCCCTGATCGCGCGACAGGCTCGCGCGCTTGCGGCGATCGCCGAGGCGGTGGACGTTCCTGCGACGAAGTCCGAACCCGAGGCCGCCGGATGGTCGCGGACAGCCGCCGATATGGTTGCGCTGTACCTCGACACGGCACATGGCAAGGGGTACGACTTCGCCGAGCGATACCGGCGTCTCGCCCGCGATTACGATCGAGCGGGCAAGGTTGCGCCGGAGTTCCTGGAGCCGAACACCCTCGAGGTGCTCGGCGTCGAGGGCATCCGTGCCCTGTTCGTCGAGGGAGAACCGGACATGCTGCCGGACGCCTTCGAAGCCCGCGCCGGGGCCGTCCTGTCGCGGGAGAACCTCGCCGACCTGACCGACGCGATCACCGCTATCCAGCGCGTGATCGAGCGCGGCAAAAAGAAGATGGCGGACGAGGACATGGACGACATGCGGGCGACCGAGCCCGAAGTCGCCGAACCTGCGGACGACACCCTCGCCCGCATTCTCAACACTCTGGGAGGTACCCGTGGATAACGTTGTGAACGATATCGTCGCCCGTATCGAGTCGATGAACGCCGAGACCCGCGCCGCCGTCAGCGAGGATCGCCTCAAGGCGATCGTCGAGGGCGTGCTGGCCGATGGCGAGTTCGCCCGCAAGATGCGCTTCGGCTCGGGCGATGGTCGCCTGTACGGCTCGAAGTTCAGCCGCCACAATCTCAACGCCTCCGACGTGGAGTTCCTGTACGACCTGATGTCCGCCCGCGCTCGCGCCGGTGTCGGTCGCGGTCCGTCCGAGGAGCTGCAGGCGGCGTTCTCCAGCATCTCCGACGCGCACTACATGAGCGAGGACGAGATCAAGCGCATCGACGGGCGCGCGCTCG